TAGGGATCGCATTGACTGGACCAAGTCCACCGACCATCAAAAGAAACTAGTCGCGTTACGGAAACCGCGAAAAGTTTCGACGGGCTACGCCAACGCTAACCACCCTCATCAGTTATACTCCGACGCCGAACAGTGAGTATAGCACATTAATCGTGCTGTTCCGGGATATTCCACGCACACGTAGTGCGCAACTTCGACATGTCATTCCCTTTCCCAAAAGTCCAGACATATCGCGCCATACGTATGTTATGTGGATGTACTAGGTGCAAGAGCCAGGGCATGTCCAGTTCTTGAACGGCCGTGAGAGAATCTAAATAATCTTCAGTACGACGTTGCAAAATCTCCGCCACTCCGAACTTACGTTCGACGACATAACGAGATTTAACATGAACTGGAACGCGAAACAACGCCGCAAGAATTTCATTCTTCTCGGCAGTTTCACGAACTGCTCGCAGTTGATCACGATGCCACAAGTCCATCGTGTGGGACACATAGTCCCAATCCACCTTAGTACCGCAGACCCTCAATACATACTTGGCCAACGCGCTCATGATAGGAGCTCCCGGATACTCGTAACCCAGCGACATCGCCTTGGCTACAAGCAAATCTCGACTCTTAGAGAGACGCAACTGGCCCAATGACCAACCAAATTGTATCAATTCCTGTATGGGGTCCGCCAAATTGAAACCTACATCGCGGGCATAAACTATCCCGCAAAACGACGCAGTTTCAATGTCCCGATGTACTTCTGTCTTAATAATAAATCCAAACTTGGCAAACATCTCGACTGAAAACAACGGTTTTTCTTGTGGATAGATGGCGAAAAGACCATCGTCACCCTCAACAACACATCGCAAATCGCGATGGCGCATCATGAAGGTGGCTAACATCAAATTCGTCCATCCATTTCCCAGCGACGTAGTCATTTCACCAGACATACGTCGTCCATTCACAGCGAATGTACCATCTTTATATCGCAAAACATTGCACCCACAACACATTTTCTGAAACAGACGAATATCGGCCGCCGCAGATGTGCTGGCACACATGTAACGATAGAGTTCGAACTCGCACACTCGCATCAATTCCGGATGAAAACTGCTCTCAAACGCACTGTAATCAGTGGCGAAATATTCGCATCCAGCCGTTTCAACATGTTCCTTAACATACGCAGGTCGATCAGCGACTGGCACATGTTTAATGAACTGTGGCAAACGGTACACCTCAACTTCAATTTCCTTAATAATCGGACCAATCCAAGCTTTGATCCAATCATCACGAGCGTGTATACCCCTGGGAAATTTAAAGAAAGGGTACGACTCCAATTTAATGAAGCCTTTCGGGCGACTATGGTCTCGGACCAAGCGCCAGGTCACGTGATTCGGAAATCGATCATGCACCTTACGTATTTCATCTTTACGCCACGCTTCGTAATGCGTCTTGGCTAACCACTCCTCAAAGCCAAACGATTTCTCCGGAGCAAATGGACGTAAATGGCGCTCACAAAACTTTCTGACGTGACAACGTAAGGCCGCAAGCAACTTATACTTGGACTTCACGTCAGACCCGATCTGCGGTACAGGGCGCGCCACCCTGTTTGCAACGGCTCGATGTTGGGCTAGGAATCCCTGACGACGAGGTATGCAGGGATAAACTCCTTTCCAGTGAGGGCCGAGTGAGAATGCTTCAGGCTGTACAAAACGCGGACGTTCATGTTTAACAACGAAGTCAATCTCACCGGTCAATGATCGGGTTGGAATTTCACTCACTGGATACCCAAACAACACTGTGGTATCTACTGGAAACACCGAGCCTCCACCCCTTTTAACTGGGTGGAGTTAGCGGCCTCCATCATGCGCAAAGCGCATGCATATTCAACCGTATTTTCGGCCAAGCTAGTCGGTTCACCGACCAGATTCCAATTCAGATCTATCTGCGTGTGATTCTGAGTGTCGGCGTACAATTGCAACACGCGACGACCTTCCTCATAAGTCTTT